TCCGCCCCGTCATACCGCCCGGCCTCGATATCCGCCTCGCGGATGGCCGCATCGCTCAGCGCGCCCAAGGCCTCGGTATTGTCGACCGACAGCCCCGTTGTCTGCTGCAAGGCCAACGCACTCAGCCCGGTATCAGGGCGAAATTCCACGCCTTCAAACGCCAACAGGCGGTCGTGATCGGTGAACCCCATCACCACCCCGTCGCGGCGCGTCAACGCCCAACACCGGCAGGTCGTGGTAATGCCCGACTTGAGATGCTCCACAAGCCCGCTCATACCCGGATCTCCACGACCGGCACATTGGGCACCTCGCCCGCCTGAAAACTGGCAAGGCTGGTCTGAATACGGTCCGTATCGAACCGCACCGGCACATCGAATTCATACCCCGCCGTGACCGGAACGCCGCGATTGGGCGGTTCAGAGAACGTGACCACGCCAGTGAAGGTATCGACCTCGTAGTGCACACCCTCCTGCATCTCGACATTGTCGAGACCCAAGCGCACCGTGCCCTTGACCGGCTTGACGATGGGACGCACCGCCACCTGCTCGCCCGACCGATAGGACTTGAGCAATTGGAACGAAACACTCGCATCATCCCCCACACCAATCTCCTGATCCCGGTAATCCGGCGCGGCCTTGGCCCGGCCCGATTTGAAATCGGTCCAGTCCTTCCAGCGAAACCCGTAGAGCTGCCCACGCCGCGCCTCGAAGAACGCGATCAGCGCTTCGATATCGTCGAGCGACCGAAGCGCCACGCCCGCATCATACCGCCTGCGCGCCTGCGCCCAGGGCGTGTTGCGTTCCTCAAATCCGTTGGCGAGCGTGACGATATCCGTCAACCGCTCCGGCCCGCCCAGCGAGCCGAAACTCAGGCTCGCCGGAAATCTGACCTCGTGAAATCCCATGTCCTGCTCCTTTTCAGCGATTGCGTCCACCGCGCCCGATCACGCGGCCCAATTGCGCGGCAATCTGTCCCTGAGAGCGGCGGAACCCTTCCGCATCGGGCGTCTGGATATTCATCACCACGCTGACAGACCCACCGCCCTGCGCACGCACGCCGAGCCGCCCATCAGGGCCACGGCTGAGCGGCATGATCGCCTCTGGCCCCGCCTCACCCATGAGGCCCGTGCCACCGCGCATCGGAAAGCTCACAGGCCCGCTCACCACGCCCCCATTGGCAAAGGGCTGCACCCGCCCCTGCGAAAACGACGCCCCCTTGGCAAAGGGAAAAAGCCCACCCACAAGGCTGCCGATCCCTTGTGAAATCAGCCCACCAATCTGATCCGTCACCGGACGCGTCGCATCGTTGAAGGCTGTGTTGACCATGATCGTGGCCAAACGACGCAAACTGTCCGACAGGCCATCGCCATCGACCACAGCGCCGCGTATGGCCCCGCGTAATCCCCGGCTTAGGCCCCGCTCCAGCGACTGCACATCCTGCCCCGCACTGGCAAAGCCGCCCTTTACCCGCGCCAGTTCCGCGCCAAAGGCCGCCGCCATCCCCGTGGCCTGCCCCATCGCATCATCAAGGGCGGCAATCTGCGCCTCAAGCTCGTCAACCCGCTCAAACTCATCCATCGCTCATCTCTCCTTGTCTGTCGGGAAAGGCGCGCAAAAGCGCCTCAAGCCCCGCGCGCGCCATGGGTTGCACACCCTGCCGTTCGCCCAGCATCAGGCGCAATTCGACCGGCGTCAGCGCCCAGAACTCAGCTGGTCGCAGGCCAAGCCCCTGAAGACCCGCACGCATCAAGGCAGGCCAATCAAACCGCCCGCTCATCCGCCCACCTCCGGCAGGGCAAAGGCCCGCGCCAAGAGTTCCGCCGCCGCCCGCGCCGCCGCGAGCGGTCCGCCTTCGATGTCGGCACTCAATAAATCCGCCGCCGATCCGCGCCAGCCTCCCCCGCGCAGCCCCGCCACGATCAGTGCCAGCACATCGCGCGTGGAAAACGCCCCGCCCTCGAACCGCGCCACCAGATCGACGAGCGAGCCGCTCTCCAACCCCGCCTCCAACTCGGCCAAGGCCCCCAGCGTCAGCCGCATCACCTGCTGCTCTCCGCCGATCACCAACGCCACCTCGCCTGCCCAGGGGTTGGCCATCACGATCACAGCACCGTAAAGGTCAACTGTCCCGCAGAGGCGAGCGCCAGCTCATAGGTCGCCTCACCATCATGGGTGCCGCCATATTCGATCGCCGTCACTTGGAATGGCCCCTCGATGGTGCCGAAATCGGGGATCACCACCTGAAAATCCGGCATTTCCCCGTCAAAGAAGATTTGCCGCGCCCGCGCATCGCTATCGGCATCGCGGAAAATACCCGAGCCGCTGATGCTTGCGGATTTCACACCCGCGCCCGCCAGCAACTCGCGCCAGCCCCCCGCGGATTCAAGGCTGGTGACATCCACGCTTTCCGCGTTGAAACTGACGCGCGTGGCGCGCAGCCCCGCCACCGTCTGAAAATTGCCGCTGCCGTTCAGGTCGATCTTGACCAGCAGGTCCTTGCCATTTTGTACCGCCATTGTCGTCACTCCAGAGATTAAAGGTTACGCGTCCTCATCGACGCGCGCCTGAAAGGTCAGGTCGATCCGCCGCGCCTGTCCGCCCGTCTCGCGCCGCGCGCGGGCACGCAGGAAATTCAGGCTGCTCACCCGTCCGCGGACGAGGGAAAGCTCAGCCCCCACCAGCGCATCGCTGACAGCGCCCGCCACCACTTTGGCCTGTTGAAACCCGGCGCTCTCGCTCACCACCGTGACGGTGAACCGATGCCAGGCCCCGCCCGCCGTGCCATCGCCGCGTTCGCGCGCCTCTTCAGGACCAAGCGTCACATAAAGCGGCGGCACCCGACCGGGCGGCACCGCATCATGGATCGCGCCGCCCACCAGCGCGCTCAGCGCCGCATCCTGCGCCAGCCGCTGATAGACCGCCACCTGCAATCCTGCTGCCATCGCATAGCTCATGGCACCACCTCCTCTTGCGCCCAGAGGCTCAGGTATCGGCCCGCGCCATCGGCCTCCGTCACCGACAGGATCGCGAAAATCCGCGCGCCATCGCGCAGCCTTTGCCCGGCCTCTGGCCGCGATGCCGACCCCTGTGGCGCGGCCCGCACCGTTATCCGGTAGCCCGCCCGTGCCACAGCCAAACCCTCGGCCTCGGCCTCTCGGCCCGTGCGCGCGCTGACCTCGGCCCAGAGCGTGCCCCGCGCCTCCCAGACTTCCGTGAAACCGCCCGCCCCATCCGGCAGACGCACCGCGCCCTCCAGCACCAAGGGCCGGTTCAGCCTCGGGCCCGCCATCACCGCGCCCCCCCGCCCAACAGCCGCACCGTGCGATAGCGCTCAATCAGGCTGGCCACCCCAAAGGGCATGCAGCCGCTGCTCAGGCTCGTGTCATGCCGGTACTCGTAATAATGTGCCGCCAGCATCAGCACCGCTTGCGCCAGATCGGCTGGCAGATCAGACCAATCCGCTCCATAGCCCGCGCGAAACCGGATTTCTGCCACAGCGCCGTGCCCGATAACTGGCAGGAATGTGCCCAAGGGCCGCACCAAGGGCCGATGCGCATCCTGCTCCAGCCGGTAAAGGGCGGGGTCGATCACCTCGACCTCATCCGCCCGGTTGCGCAGACCAAGGCTCAGCACAGCGCTCACCGGCGCCACCGGCAAGGCCTGCCCTGTCGCGTCCCGCCACTGATGCAGCGCCCAGGAAAACTCACGTTCCAGCAGCACCTTGCCCGTGCGACCCTCGATCGCCGCCAGCGCCGCGCGCAGAAAACTTTCCAGAACCGGGTCCTGGATATCGTCATCGGCAAACCCCGTGCCCAGCCGCAGATGCGCCTTGAACTCCGCCAGCGGCAGCGCGGTCGGGGGCACCGCAGTTTCTTCGATTAACATCATGGACCTACTCCATATATCCCGGACCCCTCCGGTGGTTCAGGCGCGCGCCGTTCCGCGTTGCACGGACGGAGGGGACAGTTGGACAACGCCTCGCCCGAACGGCACGCGCCCCGAGGCGAGGGGATCACCCTCGCCCCGTCGCCGCGTCCTCAGGAGACGGCGAATTTCAAGAGCTTGATCGCCTTGAAATCGGACACATCGCCGCCCACCCGCTTGGTCGCGTAGAAAAGCACATGCGGCTTGGCGCTGTAGGGATCGCGCAACACCCGCAGATCGGGCCGCTCGGCCACGGTATAGCCTGCGTGAAAATCGCCAAAGGCGATGGCATTGGCGCCCGTCGCGATATCGGGCATATCCTCTGCGATCAGCACCGGGTATCCCATCAGCCGCGCAGGCTCTCCAGCCGCCAGACCATCCGACCACAGGAACCGCCCATCGGCATCCTTCATCTTGCGAACGGTGCCTGCGGTCTTGGAATTCATCACGAAGGTGCCGTTGGCGCGGTATTGCGCGCCCAAGGCATAGACCAGATCGACAATAGGATCAGGCCCGGCAATGGCGCCCGCAACGCCCGTGGGCACATAGCCCAGATTGCCCCAGACCCAGACGTCATTGTCCACGCTCGGATGCGTCAGAAATCCGCGCGGCTTGTCCACCCCGTCGCCCGACACAAAGGCCGCCGCTTCTGCGCGCGCGAACTTGTCAGCGATGCGCCCCGCAAGCCAGCCCTCAACGTCAAAGGCGCTGTCATCCAACAACCGCTGGCTGGCCTTGGGCAACGCGCTCAGCTCATGCAGCGGGATGCTGATCCGGTCGATCACTGGCGTGTCGGTCTCCGACACCGTGCCGCTTTCCGTGGCCCAGCCATGGCCCACATCGGTGTGATCCACCAGCACGTCAAAGCTGGTGGCCTCGACCGCCACCACATTGGCCACCGCCCGGACCGACGCGGTCGTGCTCAGCACCGAGCGGATCGTGTCGGCGGTCTGCGGATCAACCAGATAACCGCCCTCCCCCGCAATCGCGGTATTGAGCGCCTTGCCCTCCAGTTCGAGGCCGCGCAGCCCGTCATCGTCACCGCCGCGCAAATAGGCGTCAAACGCCTTGCGATGCGGCGCGGACCCGTCCGAGGTCGCGCAGAGATGGGGACGCGCAAGCGCGATGGATTTGCGTTCAAACATTGTCATTTTCTCTTCTTGCTGTTGCAGTCGGTTGTGAATTTCGGCCCGAAAGCCACTGAATTCGCTCAGAAACCCCGCCACTGCGGATTTCACCTCGGCCACCGGAGACAGATCTTCCCCGGCCCGAGCCTTTGCTTGGGTCATCATCATTCCATCCTTCAGGTTTGGGTCGTCGTCGGGCGCTACACCTGCGCCATCTCCCGGCG